TAAACGATTGTTGTTTAAATCTTGGATTAGCACTTAATTTTTTTATTCTTGTTAAATCAGATTTAACTTTGCTTAATAATGGCATTTGGGACATTGTAAATTGTCCAAATTTAAGTTCAGATAAATTATCAAGAGCATTTGTAGCAAATCTATTAACACCTTCAGGTGTTATAGTTAATTGACTTATAGCATTATTTGTATATAAATCTCTTGCTGTTTTTTGTTTTTTATCAGCAATATCTGAAACAATATTTTTAATAGATGTTGCAGACTCAATTGGAATATCCTTTTTTTCTACTCCAACAATTTTTCCAGTACCCATTTCTTTAGTTAAATTATCTGCTTCAGTTCTTATTTGATTTAGTTGTGCTTCATCAAATCCAGTTAATATTTCAGCACCATCATCTTTAGAATATCTTATTCTATCTTCTTCCATTATTTGTCTTGATGCTTGAGCCTGAGAATCTCCTGAATCTGCTTTCGTAGGTGGTTTTGTACCAGCTTGACCTTTTGTTAACATGAATTTTGATTTAGTAACCGTTTCATAAACTTCTGGTGTTAATCTTGGTAAATTACTAATTAATTTATCCGGTATAATAGCTTTGACACCTTTACCAACTACTTTAGCAACTGGTGGTGCTACAATATCTGTTCCAACACCTATTCCAGTACTTGTTGCAACTTCTCCAACTCTATCTGCAATATTTTTTTCATCTGAAACTTCAGGTGCTATGTTTTCTTCTGCAATTATATTGCCTATTTCAGTGCCACCATATGCTAATACACCTCTTTTAACTGTTTCCCCAATGTTTTTTGCACCACTTACAAATTTACTTGCTGGATAAAATTTAATAATTTCTGATAAAACGTTATTAAAATCTAATTCTGTAAAACCGGGTTTATTAATATAATACACTTTATTATTCCATAAAATTAAGGGGTTATTAAATTTATCCTTATAAGCACCACCAAATCTTTCATCTGCTTCATATGTATCTTTAATTATTTCTGCTTTTCCAGCATCTGACCTAACAAACAAACTTTTTGCAGTTGGTATTAAATCTTCCCAAAAACCAACATCTATCTCAGTAACTTCCTTTGCATCAGGATATTCAATTGGCACTTTTGTACCTTTGTATGCATCTACAACATTACCTGCAACATCAACAACTGCACCTAATGTCTTTCCAATAAATGGTACATCTTCTATACTGGTATCATCAACATCATCTTGAATTAATGATAATATTTCACTAACACTTTTTTCTTTTATATTTTCTTCATTTTTAGCCATCAGGCGTACCTATAGTAGTATCAAATATTGGTTTTATAAATCTTATTGCATCTATTGATCTGCCATCATTGTCAGTAAAGAAATATTTTTGTTTTAATGCTTTCTTTATTGTATCTAAATCTTTTCCTTCATCTCTTAGTTGTTCAACAAATTTATCTCTATCATCTACTAAAAATTGATATAAGTTTTTTTGGTCTTTAAGTATAAAATCATTATATTGTGTTTGTAATTTTTGAGCCAACTCAATGTTTTCTTTTACATTTTTACCCATATTATTCCATGTGGCAAATTCAGATATATCATTATCTTTTTTAAATTGTTTGAAAAAGTCATTCCATTTTAAATTTTTCTTAATACCTCTTTCAGCAGATAACAATATTAAATAATTACCTGCTTTTGTATTACCAATGTCAGCCTGCATACTTTGTAAAAATGATAGTTCTTTATCTGATAAAGCACCTTTCATTTGTGAAACACTTTGTAAAACCATGCCACTTGTTAAAGATTGTAAATTTTCTCCAATACCAATTTGTGTTTCATCAAAATCAAAACCAATTCTATTTAAAAGTTTTTTTGCTGAGTTTACTGTTCCTTGTCCAAAACCTGTTTCAGCTTTATTCAATAAACCTTTAATTGTATTTAATACCTGTAAATCTGTAGATGCTTTGAGAGCCTTTCCTATAACACCTTCTTGTTTGTTTTGACCTTTGCCTTGACCATCAAAATATCCAAAAAGATTAGTAACAGTTAAATCACCAAACTTTTCTTCCATTTTACTTTTTTTGCCAACATTTACAGTTGTTCCTGAATCACTTTGTGGTGCCTCAAATGTACCTAATAAATCGCCATTTGCATTATAAGTGCTGTATACATATAATAATTTACCATTTTTATCATATTTCGGTTGATTATTTAATCCTTTTGCAACACCTGTTCTAATTGTACTAGGTTTACCAGTTTTAGGTTTAGTTGTAAGAGCATCGGCTAGTTTTATACCTGTTAATGTTCTTGTTTGGTCATCTTTTGCTAAATCTTTATCATCTTGAATTTTGACACCAATTGCTTTTAATAATCCACCTGCACCTGAACCGAATACAGTGGCACCCGGTTCACTCGCTTGTTTTGCCATTTCTGTAGATGCGATTAAACCAAGTAAAGCTGGATCAATTGGTTCTCTTTTTGGCGCTATTCTATCTAAAAGACCCTTTAATGCACCACCTTCTAATTGATTTACATCTGTACTACTAGAACCAAATATTAGATTTAAATTATCCATAACAGATTGATTTGGTTTAGATTTATTTAAACCTTTTAGTAAGTTTAAAAATTTATCTGAACTTGTTTCTGCCATTATGCTCTCCTACTACTTAAAGCATAAAGACTAGCTAAAGTACCTAATCCACCTAAAGTTTGTCCATATATACTTGGTTGTTGCATAAATTGATTACCTGTGGCTTGTTGTCTAGTTAAAGTTTCATAAGGAATACCTTGTAGTGCACCTAAAGCAAAATTTAACATTTCAAATGGGAATTGTTGTTGTTGTAAAAAATCATTATATGCCAAATCTAATGCTCTTTGGTCTAATTCTCTTTCTGCTTGTCCTGCAGTAATCATTCCTGATGCAACTTGTTCATTTAACCCTTGAGCTAATGGAGCCAATGCACTTAATGTTTCTGTTGCTCTTAATTTACTTGCTTCATCTGTTTCAAAACCCCTTAGTCTTGATGCTTCGCCAGTTTCAAATCCTGCTCTTCTTTCTGCTTCTCCAGCAAATCTTGATTGTCTATCTGCATCAAATCTACCTGCATCAAAGGCTCTGTCTGCTTCAAAATTTCTTCTATCTGTATCAAATCTATTCGCATCAAACATTCTGTCAGTGTCAAATCTTTGAGATGCAAATTGTAAAGCCTCTCGTCCTGTCTGTTTTCTCAAATCAGAACCTGCTTTTGCAATTTCAGAATCAGTTAATGCTTCTCTAATACCTAATCTTGAACCACCAAATGCACCTGCTCTGATAGCATCTGCCGAATTTTGTCTTTGTCTTAAATCTCTTTGTCTGTTTAATTCATCAATTGCTGGATCAATAGATGTTTGAAATACATCTTGATATTGTCCTGCTCTGTCGGCATCAAAATCTCCAAATGTGAATGTTTCATCAAATGTAGGTGCCTCAAATGATTCTCCAACTATGTTTTTTGTTGCAGTTGGTGTAAATGTTCCTGCTTTAAATCCACCACCAAGATTCCCTGCCATTTCAGTTGCGTCTGATAATATATCTTCGAATGTTTCAGCACCAGTTGCTAATCTTTGCAATCCACTTCTTTCTGTTTCAGACATTCTTAAGGGATTGCCTGCATCATCTGTACCGTAAGTAGCTATTCTTTCTCCCTGAAATTGTGGAAATGGTGATTTTGAAAGTTCTCTTGCCTGTTCATATAATTCTTTACCACCTGCGGCAACAAAACTAGGTAATTGTGTACCACTTACAGTTTCTTTATAATCAGGTAATTGGATAGGTTGGTTTGTACATACTGCACCCATTTATGCCTCCACAAATATTGAGCCTGCTTTAACAAAACCCAATCTTTCAAAAAATTTATCTTTTCTATCTATATCGCCAGAAAAAATATGACCTAATCTTATTTTTAGTTTAACATCTTTTGCTGTTTTTACATAGGTTTGTAACAATTTTTTTGCTACATCACTTTTTCTTTGTTCTTTGAACACATAAAACCATGTATCAGCTATATATTTATCTTCACTCCACCAATCCTGACAAATTTGTCCTGCAATTGAACCTTGAATTTTGTTATCTTTTACACATACAAAAACTAAACCATTATGAACTAAATCATTAATCTTATGTATTAATTTTGATGTATTAATTTTTGGCACTTCTATTTCTGTTTCCTTGTGCATTTGATCTAACATTATTGCTAATGCTGATATATCTATAATTGTGGCTCGACGTATCATGCAATATCTTTCAATGCTCCCATTGTTTCCTCTGGTGGCATTTCATTTTGCTCCATTGGTTTTGCATCTTCTTGTTCAGGTTGTTCTCTTACTTCTGCAATTCTTGATATTAATATTTCTAATTCAGGTAAAAATTTCATTAATACATTCATAACCTTAGGTGTGATTGCTTCATCTAATGCATTAAGTTCTTCTTCTGTCATTTCTGCAAGTCTTGTCATTAAAACTGTTTGCATCTCCTCAGATGGATTGAATATCATCTTTCTTGCTTCTTCATTTGGTGGCTCAATGCCTACATCTTCTAATGCCATTACATTTTCTCCTTTAACATTAATCGGTAATCTCTTTTTTTTGCAAATATACCAATTATATAACAAATTGGTTCAAAAATATGACGATATAATTTACCTAAATAATCAGGTTTTTTTCTAACACCCATAATATATTGAATTTCATTACTTCTATGTTGTGCAATGTGATGCCAAAATTTTACATTTTTTCCTTTTCTTAAACCTAAAACAATTCTAGGTGCCCAAAAATGATAGCCTTTAATGTGTCTTGGACTTAGATATTGCATTGTAAATTTATAATCAATTGTTACATCTTTGGTTTTCATCAATCCTTGTTTACGTAATTCATTACATATAACTCTATCAACAATAGAGCTTCCTACAGTAGCTCCAACAACTGCACCAATTGGTCCACCTAAAGAAAGACCAATGTATGTACCAGCGGCAGTTCCTGCTCCTTTTTTTGCAGATTTTACTGGGTCTTTACCTTTTGTTAATAATAAATCAGTAAAAAAAGATGTTATACCTGCACCAGCACTTGAATATACAGTTGACCTTGAAGTTGCATCATTTTTTACTCTTGACCAATATCCCTCTTTTGCTTCAGGCAAAGTTTTTGTAGAATAAGTTTTGTAACCTTCACCAGTATTTGGATTTTTTCCTTTTATATTTACATTTCTAAAATCAATTTCTTTCTTTGGACCACCAACTAAACCTGCTCTTGGAACTGAGTCTTGTATTTGACTAAATTTATTTCCACTACCTTTGAAAGCTAATAAAGGACTATCTTTTGTTCCAATATCTTCAAAATCTAATTGGTCTTTCATCAATCTATATTCACGAATATTACCACTTGCTATGGCGGCTTTTTCATTTGCAACTGCAGGATTAAATAAATATTCTCCTTTATCTAACCCTTTATTTGCTAAATTTAATTTAGAAAAAGATTCAGCACTCAAATCAAATTCAGGATTTATAATTACATCTCCCGGCAAATCGCCAAAACCAAATGCAGATTTTAAACCTGATGTAATAGGACTATCCACACCTTCTCCAATTGCTTGCCCTACTTCCCTACCTATTTGTGTAGATACTGCAGTCACTGTATCTGATATTAATTGTCTTTCTATTTCCTCAGGTGTTAAAAATCCCGGTGGTGTTTCTAATTGTTCATATTGTGCTAATAAATTTCTATCATCTTCATTATTAGGGTCATATGTTCTTTCGCCAGTTTGAATTGTTTTAACCCATTCAAATATCGGCATTGCACCAGTGCCATATCTTTTTTGTAATTGTTCCTGTGATATATCTGGTTTTTGTGTGGCTAATTGATAAACACCATATTTGAATAAACCATCATCAGGGTCTTGATTGTTTATGTTATTTTCATTAGTGTCTATATCTAAAATATCAGTAAATGCACCGAATTTTGGTTTTTCTGCCATTAATTAACCTCCAAAAAGCTAATAATTATATGCAATCTATCGGCAGTTGTTGCCTGTGCTTTTATAATTTCACTTTCTTGTATTATAAGTGGTTGTTGTAATAATTCAACCGTTGTGTTTGATGTTATAGATTTTGCTTTGAATAAACTAAAAACATTTGCACTTGAATCTGTTAATGTAATGTCTATCGTATCAGAACTTCCACTATCATTGCTGATTAAAATGCTTTTTATAATTGATTGAGTGGCAGTAGGACATGTATATACTGTTGTATTACCAGTGGAAGTCAAATCATTTTTTGCATTTTTAAAATTATTAGCCAAAGAAAAAACCCTTTGCTGTTGCTTGGTCTTCTGTTTCTTGTGTTTGCGCCTGTGTTGTTCTGTTAACTTGTGTTTGTTGTATTTCTAATGCAGAAACTAAATTTCTTGAAAAATCAAATAATTGTTTTGCTGAATCTAAAGCATTTGTTAATTTATACACACTCGGTGGTGTTGGTAATCTTATCATCTAAAAGAATCCTCTTTTGCATTTATTCTAAAATCACCTAAAGACCATTCATCATTGACACCATTACTAGAATATTTAACTGCAATTTGTCTACCTTTTGCTCTTGTACTAACTTTTTCTGTTTGTGATGTTATTGTAAATGGACCTTTTGTTATTTCTGCACTATTCGGAAATTTTCTACATTTAAATTCTAAAAATAAATTTGTATTTTCAGTCATTGTGGCATCTGGAACAATTCTATCTATTAAAAATGTTTTATTGCCTGTATCATCTATTTCTAATTCTGAACTTTCTATAAAACAATTCATAGATTGACCATTATTAGATGTACCTGTTTCATGGTCATATAATCTTGCATTTTTATCAAATGCAAAAGGAACATTTCTAAAACCTTGAGCATCTAACCAAACATTTCTGTCTAATTCACCAACTGTCCATACATTTTCTGCATAATTATATGTAACATAACTATCAGGTTCAGGGTTTATAGTTCCTGCCACATTATCTTCACTGACATAAAACCATGTTATTTCATTAAATTTTTTGTTTTGTCCAACATATGTTTTATCAACGTATCTTTGTTGTATTCTATTAAATACAAAATATTGTACGGTACATGGCAATTCTTGTACTTGACCATTATAAACGAAGAAATTACTTTTACCAATCCAATAAACATTACCATCAACACTTATAGAACCATTTTTTGCCACTGCACCACAATTAACTGCCAATAGTCTGAACGCAAATGTGAATGGTGGGCCAACAAAAGCCATTCCATAGACCGCTTCATCTGTATTTATAAATGTTTCATCTTTTGTAGGTATAATGGCTACAATTTTGTTGCCTACTTCTAATCTTTGGTCTCCGGCAGTGTTTGTTGCAGTAGGTGTAAATTTAGTAAAATCTTCTTGATCTGAAAATCTTACTAACATTGGGTCTAAATCTGTTGTTCCAATCAAAGTTGTACCACCGACTATCAAATGTCTATCAGGAAAAGATATTGCAATTGTTCTATTTTTAGTTGGCACATCAGTTGAACCAGCAATACTAGATACTAATACTGCTCTATTACCCTCTCCTGCTGATGTGTCCCAATAATATATTTGACCGTTTCTGTTATTAGCAAGTAAATCATCACCCCATAATTGCAATGACCATTGAGTTGCTTCTAAAGCCACAGTGTCACTATCTACATCTCTAGCAGTTCCCCATGTGCTTTCATTCCATGTGCCTACACCCCAACCTGTTGCAGTATCTGCACTCTCAATATTCATTTCAGCGTCACGACCTATTAAATATTTTATATCTAAACCTGTTCCACCACCTGTGGCTGAACTTGATGCTTGACTTGGTGACTCTATTGTAAATGTATTTGTACTGGTTACAGTTATTTCATAACCTTCAGTTCTATTTAATATATCTGCTGATATTCCACCAACTGCAGTTGCTTGTTCTATTACAATATAATCTCCATCTTTTGCACCATGACCTGTATCTGTTATTGTTATTGTTGTGGAATTAGCGTTTGTTGCCAGTGGGTTAGAAAGGTTTGTTGATGTTTTACGCAAAGGTGTAATATCATATAAAACACCACTATTTATTAAATATAAATGACTATGAGTACCTAATGCAATTCTATCTATGCCATCTGTTAAAGACCTCCAAAATATTGCATTTTTGGGTTTTCCTTGTGCTAATGTTGTTGATGTTGTGTTTACATTATTGAAATAAATTTCTTCTTCCCAGCCACCAATTTTTGTTGGATAGCCATTTCTAAACCTTATTAAATTACTATCAATATAAAATGGTCCATTTTTACCTGCTGAATATTCTGTTATATCTTTGACAATACCTGCATTTAATTTTAATAATCTATAACTCAAACTGATATATTCCCCATTCTAACACATAATCTTTCGGCACGATTTGGTACTTGAGAAAACCATTTTGAATTTCGCATTTCAGATTCTGCACCTTTCCAATCGTGATTAATAACATTTTCTCTCATACGTATAAATTTAGATAAACGTGGTCTACCAAGATTAAACATCATATTTGCAATAATTAATTGTGCTTCATCAGGTAATGTAAAAAATTCATCATATAATATTGTACAATCTTCAATGACCTTTTCTACGTCTTTTAAGAAGCACTCATTAACTCTTTCTTCACTTACCTTTGTACCTACCTCTAAATCGTTTTCTGGGTCTGTAGCCTTACATAAATGTCCAATACCAAAAGTTTTATAACCGAGGTGGTCTAAATACAATTCGTATTTAACTCCCTCGTCTTCAATAAGTTCTGTTTTTAATTGTTCAATATCCATTTAAGCCTCTTTTATTACATCTAATTCAGACCATGCAGAAAATTTAGAATTACTTACATCATAATCTTCTTCATTACATTTACAAGCAGGACATATATATATAATATTTTTTATAACTTTCTTATCAGAAATTATTTTTTTGTTCATTGCTGTTTTGCATCTATAACATAATCTCATTTAGTAAGACCCTTCTGCTTTTCATATGTCCTGAGTCCACCGATTCCAAGCATTCCGCCAAGAACAGTTAAAAGTGTACCCATTTCAAAATTTGGCAAATCAGGTATTGTTGCACCAGCAAAACTTGCACCAAATATAATTAAGTCTTTTACGATAAAATGATAGGCAAAAGCAATCGCACAGACCCACCCAACTGCTGGGCGCCAACCGCCTTTAAATATAGAACCTGATTGTGCTTCTGCCTTATTAATCTCTAATTGTGCAAGTAAAGCCTCTTGAGTATGTTTTTCAGACATTGTTGCTATTTCGTGAGCAAGTTTTGCCTTTTGGTCTGCATCAGGTATAAATTTATCTAATAAACCAGTAACTGGTCCAATAAGTGCCTGTAACATTTATTTCTCCATCAAGAGCCACATCTAGAACATTTTTTTTTATCAAATTTATTATCTATCCACACTTTACCATAATACAGTATAAATAACCAAAAGGTAAATAATACACCTTCTATATAACTTAAATCGTTCCAAGCATCTAAAATCATATTTTCCATTTTAACCTCCCAATAGATAGTTCTTGGCATCTATATTTTACAGGTTTCCACAAGGGATAATATCTATGTACCTGTCTACTAATATCTAAAGCTCTTTCCACACATTGTTCTTTTGTTTTATAGGGCCCTCTCGTATCTTCCAATGTCTGACAATTATTTGGCATTGTAATAACACATATTGTAACAAATGCCTTAAACATCATTTTCTATTCATAAAAGCACTTGCACCCATATATGCACCCACAATACCAGCACCACTAATATAAAATAAATTTGAAATATCCGATAAAGCCTTAACTCTTTCAATATCAACAAAAAACATTGCCAAAGTAAAACCACCCATAGCAACCAAACTGGCAGTTGCCATTCTTCTTTGTGCTCTTTGTTTTCGTAAATCATGCTCAAGTTTTTTTATTTCTGTAACATGAGCTAATTCTTCATCAGTTACGATTCCATCACCATCAGAGTCATATTCATTATATTTACTATTATTTTCTAAAGATTTTTTCATGTTAACCAAGTTACGATAGAATATCTTGTTCCCTTTTCAATTGGCATTATTTCGTGTGGGTACATAAAATTAGATGGAAATACAATGGCAGAACCTACTCCACCTCTTATTTGTATCTCTCTATCAAAAAATGCCATTTTACCACCAACATAATCACTATTTAAATTTATAGATACTGATATGGTTCTCATTTGCTCTTTAAAACTGTCTGAATGTTGACGATAATAACCACCATCTTTATATCTAAGTAAATCATATCCAGTATCAGACGAAAGAAAACATGATGGAAAATCTGACATATATTTTTGTACTATAATACTTACCTTTTCAAATAACATTGAATCTATTTTTTTTCTTACATGAATATTTTTTTGTAAAATCTCTTGGCTTGAAATAGGAATAGAATCACATTTACGTACTTGCAAATTTGCACCAGTGGCAATCTCTGCTGACAACCATTCATCAGAATTTGTATATTCATTAACAATTAGATTGCAATCATTTATATCAAGAATATTATTATAAACCTTGATATATTTTGACAATGGTAGTTCACTACTTAGTGTAACATCACTTATTGATTTTGTTGAGGTTTTCACTTTATCATCAATAATTTAATTATGATTTTGGGTATTTATCTTTAACTGCTTTGATTGTGTTTTTCCAACCATCAATACCATTGTGGTATATGTCATCTAATTGATCGGCAATTAAAGGATATTCGTTTTCTCTTTTTTCTTTATAAGTCCATTTAGCTTTTTCATCTTCCAAAGCTTTTTTCTCATCTGCCTCTTGTTTTGCTAATGCATTTGCCTCTGCATCTTCATTAACCTTTTTTTCTTTTGCATGTTTATTTTCAAAATCAAAAGATGATATATCACTTATTTCTTCATTGTTTTTGCCATCATTATATTCAATAGAGCCTTTAGAACCGTCCCATTGGATAGCATGAATATTACTGGCAACACCATAATTAGATGAATCTACTTGTACATCATCTATTATTAATTGTGCCTTATTGTTTTCACCATCTTTAATATATGTTATTTTAGCCATGTTTAATCTCCTATTGTGCTAAGTAATACCAACCAGTAGCTATGTATTTATTATGTGTGTAAACTGGATTACCTCTGTGTGTATGTGTAAATGATGCTGGGAAAAAACAAACAGTACCTTTTTTTGGTTGCACTGTTATACCATATTCAAGAAATTCTGTTTCACCTTCACCTGTTGGTATATCATTCAAATATATTGTCCATGTTAGTATTCTACTAGATGCTTCACCACTAGCATGTTCGCAATGCCAAGTATGAAAACCACCTTTAGGTGGTGTTCTTTGAACCTTAATTTTATGACTATAAAATTGTTTCATTTCAAGTGAAGGATATTCAGTACCATATTTTTTTAAACCTTCATCAAGTATTTGATTTGTTTGTTGTTGTAAATCATGAGTATCATTTCTTTCTTCGTCAAAATATAAAGCAAAATCTTTTCTATTTTGCACACCATTATTTGTTATTGTGCCATCTTGTCCTAAAGATTGTAATGATGAATTTGAATATATTCTTTCCCAAGCATCAATCATTCTATCGCAATAATCAT